CAATATCACTTTCTGTAGCAGCGCCAATAAATCCAGCAGTTGCATATTTTAACATCTCACCACGAGCCTGTACTTCTACAGGACTTTCTGTGGCTAATGTGCCGTCTGCAACAGCACCTTGTTCACCGTAAGCAGATGAACAGTTTAGACCTCTAATGAAACCGCCGGATTCTGCGTGAAATGAAATTGAATTGTAATATGTAAAGACTGAAACCATCTCACCACGGCCACCTGCGATTGCATGAACACCTTTACCGTCTGAGTTAATTTGTGTAAAGTCATTTGCAAGAATTGATTTGTTACCTGAACCGTGCAAGTTACCATCAATTTGAATACCTGATGCATTTGTGTTAAATGATGTACAGTTTTGAATATATGGAGAAACGGAACTAATTGTACCACTAGGGTCTAATGAAATAACAGCAGCTTTACCTGTACCTCCAGCACCTGGAATTCCAGTCAAACCTCTCATTGACATTTGAGTTATGTTTGTTTGGTTATTCACCAAGAACATATTAGAAGCGTCATTGTTTTCTAATGAAGCAACTGTTAATGTTAAGTCTGAACCTGGATTACCTATTGATGATGCTTGAACAGTAAGTGTATCACCTGCAATAAAACCTGTACCGCCGTGATATACTGTTACGGTAGGAGCGCTTGAACCGTCTTGTACAACTGTTACTCTTACACTACCTGCAATACCATTTGATGAAGATGTTGCTGAAGGTGTAACTCTTGTATATGTACCTGCTGTACCACCAACACCACCTGATTGTGTAACTGTTTTAATTTGATGACCTGTTCCTGAATTAGGTCTAATTTCTGTTCCTCTTAAACTTTCACCTTGTACTGTAACGCCGGCAGGAACTCTTAAAGGTAATGTTTCTCTATAAACACCGTTTTTAACATAAACAACATCACCGATTGAAGCAGAAACTACTGAGATTGTAATATCTGTAGCACCACCTAATTGATTACCGCTACCGCCACTATTTGAGAATGTAATAACATCACCAGCTGCGTGTCCTGAACCACCGTTTGTAATTGTAACTGTTGGTGTAGATGAACCATCTAATATTACTCTTGCCGCTGTGCCTGTACCTGAACCATCTGTACTTGTTTGTGTAATATCGTAAGTACCTGGAGTACCGCCTGTACCGCCTGTAACTGTATCAAAGTCAACAACATCTCCTGAAGTTGCAACTGATAGTGCTTTGTAAACTGTTTTGAAAGGTAAAAATTGTGTTCCTGGATTACTGTCTGAACCAGAGTTTGCAACATAGTAAACATTTCGACCTTCAGCGTTTGACCAAATAGGGTCAGAACCATCTGTAGTTAAAACTGAACCAACAACACCAATTGGCAATCTAGTTGACTGAGCAGCGTCTTGTACAATTATATCACCTCTTGTAGTTAATACTGCGCCTGTGTCTCCTTGTGCAACTACTTGCCAAACTGTTCCGTCTGTACCTGGAGTAACATTGATTTGTCTGTCTTTCAACATTACATAAGAAGTTGAAACATATCTAACTACTTCGCCAACTAAGTATGTTGTGGCTGCATCATAACCACCCGAAACATATTTAAAACCTCTTAGTATTAAATCCCAATATGAAGTGTTTACGGTACCATCTGAGTTTGACGGATATTGGTTTGTGTGATTTGCATTTGCTACATATAAATTTCCACCGTATCTTACAACATCACCAGTTTTATATGTTGTTGAATAACCAAAATCATTTTCAAAATTATAACCTGTTGTAAATACATCCCAATATGCATTATCTGTAGGAGTTTGACCTGCGCTTTCTTCATCATTAACATAAATGTATGTGTAACCACCGTATGATACAATGTCGCCTTTTGAGTAAACAGTTGAAGCATTGTAACTATCTTCCCATTGTTGGCCTTCTACAAATTCTGATACGACTGATTGGTCAAAATCATCTGTTGTTGCACCTGAAGTGTGAGCAGTATCAACAATGTACTGATTGCCACCAAATTTAAATACATCTTTTACTTTATAATAAGTAGAACCTGTCCAATCACCTTTGTAATCAATTGCTTCGATATATAATTCAAAGTTTGAACCATTAAGAATTGCAACACCACCAACTGTAGAAGCTGAAGTGTGAGCAGTTGTACATCTATATTGTCTTGCACCATACTTAACTAGGTCATTAAGTTTGTACCAAGTGTCGGCTGCATATGTGCCTTTTGAGAATAAGGATTCTGCTTGTAAAGACCAGTAACTTGTATAAGTGCCTGGATTTGTGTAGAATAAGTTTTCATTTGAGGGAGATGTATGATTTTGAATACACACATAGGTATTACCGCCGTACTTAATCACATCATCAATTAGATATGAAGTATCAACAGCCCAATCGCCTCTCCATTTAAATTTAATTCTGCCTAGTTTAAAATCTGCCATGGTTTACCTTTTACTACTACTATTTATACAAGTTAAGACGCTGATTGCCAAGTTGTTGACGCTACAGGATATGTTGAACTTTCTGCTGTAGTGAAGTCATCACTTGTCAAGGCTGTCGCACCTCTACTCCTGTTTTCTCTTTTTACAAAATAACCATTATCATCTATAAAATATGTTGCGTCACCAGATTCATTTCTAAATTGATGATAAAAGTCATTTGAATTGTTTTTATATTGTTTGTCTCTATAACCAACTGCAACCTGAGCAGTATTAAACGGTGCTATTTTAAATGTAACAACTCCTGAAGCATATGTCCATACTGCGTTGATATTTTGTTCAACACCATTTACAAAAACAGCAATTCTTGTGCCATCTAAAACCGGTGTTGTTAATGTAAAAGTGGATGTTGAACCATCACCTGTAAAAATTTGTGTTATACCACTTTGTAATATGGTATTTTCCTCAACATATTCTGCTTTATCAGAAATTTGAGCATTACCATTTAAATCTGTAGGAGAACCTCCTTCATAATCTATAGTATCTGTATCATCTTTATTAACTTTAGTATAATACAATAACCCCTCAGCTGTTCTTCTAAGGGCATGAAAACTCTCTTTTGATTGTTGACCCTCAGGTACTACATATCCTAAAGTAGCCATTAACTAATCTCCAATATACTTGCAAATGCTTCAACATCTACAGACGAACTATCTGGATTAGGGTCAGCATAAACTCTGAGAATATCATTATTCTCTAAATTAATTGGTTTATCTAAAACTAGTGTGTTGTTAGCCGCAATATTTAAACTTCTACCGACATGAAAAAAAGTTGAACCGCCGTCAGTTGTAACTTTTACATTTACTTTAGCTGCGTTAGTTGAACTTTTATTTGAGATGTAAAGAGCGTGAACAACTGCCTGAACTGAACCGCCAGCTGTGTACATATTACCTGTTGCGTCATCTAAAACACCAACATCTAATCCAAAATTTTTAAATGCACTTGCCACTTATTATCCTCCAAATACTATACTATAAGCCAATGCGTCACCATCCATTGCAACTGTACCTGATTGGTTAGGCAATGTGATTGTTCTATCAGCAGTAGGTTCTGCAACCGTTAAAGTTGTTTCAAATGCGTTTGCTAATGCACCTTCAAAAACTAAATCTGCACCATCAAGTATAATATCATTGTTTGATGTTGCACCTGAAGTTGTAACAGATTGTAATGTTACGGCACCTGCACCACCAACTTCTTTTACAACACCACCAGAAGTTTTTGTATAAAACTTACCATCTGTAATGTTCATTGCTAATTCGCCAGCTTCTAAAGAACCTGCTGACGGAACTGCTAATGCTGTTTCTGACCTTTTTGGTAGTATTACGGTTGCCATTACTTAACTTGTTTCTTAATCTGTTGTATTAACTTGGCCTTAGTTAGTCTTCTATCTAATTCAATACCAACTTTTCTACCAAGTTTTTCTAATTCTACTTTTGTTTTCTTTTCTAAACCTTTAACATCAATCTCAGGTTTTTTCTTAATTCCTGGAGCACCAGAAATAAAAAATTGTTTAATCTTTTTCCACATTAAAATGTTTCTCCGTCAATTTTAATTACTGAAACTTCACCTGCACCACTTACAGCAAAGTTGTCTGAAGTAAATGAAGCAACACCAACATTTGAAGTAGATGCTAATTCACCTGAAATTGTGATTGTTGTTCCTGAAGCGACTGTATTAATACCTTCGCCAGCAAGAAACTCTAAAGTACCTTCTAATGAAACTTGACCTTGTGTAGAAGTTTCATCTGTAAAGTATAAAACTGGATTATTTAATTTAGATGTTGCAATTGAACCAGCTAACATTGCATTTGTAATACCTAATGCTTTAACATTTAAAGCGTCAGCAGTAATTTCAATTGATGTGCCGTCAACATTTACATCTAAAATATTACCTGATTTACTTAATGCATTACCAGCTGTGATTTGCCCAGCACCTGAAAACTGTTCAAAGATAATGTTACTTGTACCAATAGCAGTTGTAGTTTCTGTTTGAACGAAACCGTTACTGCCGTTTACAGTACCTTCTTCAACGAATAAGAAATCTCCTGAAGCAACTTCAGCAATTGTATCAAAGTCTGTTGCTCTTGTAAATACAGTAGATGATGTTCTTATGTAAATACCGTTATGAGCCTGATTACTTTCATCTTTAATTAAAATTCTGTCACCATCAACAAGTGTATAACCGTCTAATGTTGAAATACCTGTAGATAATGTTAATGTTGCACCAACACCTGAACTACCGTTTGAGTAAGTTACTGTGTCACCACTTTCAGCTGCTAATGTTTGTGTAGTTGCAGCTTTAGTTGAAGCGTGTACATGTAGACCTTCAGCAATTGCATCAACATATGCTTTGTTAACTAAACTGTCTGCTGTAAAGCCTGCTCTACTTTCATAACCACTTGGAACTACAACTGTACCTGTTCCGTGTGGAGATAAAGTAATATCTATGTTTGAAGCGGTTGTTGAAACTGTTGAACCATTAATTGTTAAATCGTCAACTACTAATGAAGTTAAACCTGCAAGGTCTGTATTTGTAACACCTAATTGTAATAGAGTTGAACCTAAAGTTAACTCACCGTTTGTAGATAACTTGGCATTTGTAACTGCATCATCAGCTATTTGGTTTGTGTCAACACCTGAGTTTGTAATATTGATTGTAAGTTGGTTGTTTGTTATTTCTGTATCTAAACCTGTACCGCCGGTAAATGTTAGAGTTTCAGCAGTATTATATCTGTCTGTTCCTACATCACCTGCTAAATCAATAAACTGATTAACTGTGTCCCAACTTA